CGCCCCGGACGGATGTTCTTCCTCAATGGAAGACCGTCTGAGATTATGGAACCTATCTCGTTTGGTAATCTCGATCCCGCATCCTTCTCCAATACCAGCGACCTAGAGCGTATGGTACAGATGGGTACGGGAGCTATGGATACAGCTACTCCCCTGGACACTGCTCGTAGGAACGAGACCTCTGGTGGAATGTCCCAGATGATGTCTGGGTTCATCAAGCGCGCTAAGCGTACTATGATGAATGTAGAACGGAACTTCCTTGGTAAGTTCGTAGAGAAAGCGCTCTGGCGCTATATGCAGTTTGAGCCGGACAAGTATCCCCCGGACTTTGAGGTCACGGTCAAGTCTACTATGGGCATCATGGCCCGAGAGGTAGAACAGCAGATTCTAGCTCAGTTGGTACAGGTTGTTCCTCCAGAAAGCCCCCTCTTTGCTATCGTAATTAAGGGGATTATAGATACTGGGAATAGCCCGAATAAGGCGGAGATGCAGCAGGCCGTAGACAAGATGATGGCCCCCAATCCGCAACAGCAGCAACAGCAGCAGCAAATGCAGCAGCTTGAAGCGCAGGAGAAGTACTGGAGTGTCCAGAAGCTTAAAGGTCAGGCTCAGCAAGCCTCTGCTGCGGCGCAACTCAATCTCGCTAATGCTGGGCAGTCCCAGGTTAAGAGCCAGGTTGAGCCAGTCTACGCCAAGGTTGCGGCTATCAATGCCCAGAATGCTACGCACAAGAACAATCTCGATCACGTCCACCGTACAAGGGAGCTCCATCATCAGCATTTAGAGACTATGCTCGATCATCACAATCAGTCAGCAGATCGTAACCTAGAAAGGGAGAAACTAGAATCACAAGAGCAGCAAGCTGCTATGAAGCCCAGCCCTGCTGGAGGTAACCAAGAATGACACCTGAAGATACACGAAGATTGGAGGCGATCCATTCTACCGTCACGAGTGACGGATGGAAGTACCTTGTCGAAGATATCGAGACAAAGGTCGAGTCGATCAAGGAAGAGTTCACTCAGGCAGCTACGAATTTGGAGCTATTACGATTTGGACAAGGCAGGCTGGTAGTTTACCGAGAGTTTACATCTCTCCGAGCAATTGTGGCACAGATTCTAGATAATCTCGCCCTGGACGCTGTTGAGGACAGCGCAGAAGTAAATGAGTAAATTGCTTATGTGGGACTTCGCTTGTACAGCTTGTCCTACTGTTTTTGAGGACCTCCAGGATTACCACGATCACGCACCCTCGGTGTGTCCAAATTGTGGTGGACCTGCTTTGAGGACAATTTCGGGTACGCGGCTTGACCCGAAGATGGGACTTAGTAACGACTTTCCCACTATGGCGGATCGTTGGGCTAAGAAGACCAGGCAGAGAGCCAGGAATGACAAACTAACTGATAATCCAAATCTCTGGATGTATTAAGAAGAGCCCATTCCTCCTATAACCCGTAAGGGCAGGAACAACACTTTTGGAGATATTTTAATGGCTGATGAGCACCTTAACCAGCTAGAGGCCGGTACTACCGCTAACCTCGAAGCCGAACTTGCGAACGTCCCAGAGAAGCTTCGGGGTAAGACCTCGACTGATCTAATCAATATGTACCAGGAACTCGAACGAGACCGTTCTAGGCTTGGTAACGAATTGGGGGAATCACGTCGCACTATTGACCGTCTGCTTGAGGAACAACTCAGCAAGCCAGTAGAGCAAAAGCAAGAAACCCGTCCACAGATAACTGCGGACGATCTACTCACTGATCCGAGTAAGACACTTGATGAGGCGATCAGTACACACCCCTCAGTAGAGAGGGTACGGCAGGCTAATGAAGCTCTGGAGCGACAGATCGCTCAGCGAACCTTCGAGTCCGAGTACCCGGCATACCGAGAGGATCTCAATGACCCGAGCTTTGTGGAATGGGTTAAAAAGAACCCGGCCCGACAGAAGCTCATCCTTGCAGCGAATAGCTTTGACCTAGATTCCGCCCGGTCTCTGTGGTCAATGTGGTCCGAGCACAAGGAGCTTTCTACCCAGGCAGAGCAGCGAAATACTGCTGCAGCTCAGCGGAAACAGAAGGAAAAGGATGGTACCCTGGAAGGCTCGACTGGAGCCCAGGTCAATACCGACCCCCGGATGAATCGAGCCGAACTGCGGGAGCTTCATCGTAAAGCTCTACTCGGGGACAAGGCGGCCATTGCGAAGTGGAGTGATCCTAAATTCAAGCAAGCCAGATTGGCGGCTTACGCGGAGGACAGGGTAGACTGACCCTTAACTCAATATAGGAGCGTGCCCAAATGGGCCTTGGTGTTAATAATACTACCGTAACCAATGCAGCAGTCTTTATCCCTGCTCTTTGGTCGGACGAAGTGATTGCGTCGTTTAAGAGCAATTTGGTGTCTACCGATCTCGTGACCGTAATGGATCACGTTGGCAAGAAAGGTGACGTGGTTTACATTCCGAAGGGTACTCGCGGTACCCCGTCTGCGAAGGCTGCTAGCACTCAGGTTACTCTGATTGCGACCACCGAGACGAACAACACCTATACGATTAATCAGCATTGGGAATATTCCCGATTGATTGAGGATATCGTTGCGGTGCAGGCGTTCGACTCGATGCGGCAGTTCTACACGGACGATGCTGGCTACTCGATGGCGAAGTTGATTGATGGCTTTGTCCAGCAACAGTGGGCACAGCTCTCTGGTCAGATCGGCGTTACGGGTTCGGCCTATAACGACGCCCTGGTCGGGGACGGTGTTACGGCTTGGACGCCTTCGGCCAATACCAATACCGGTAACTCGGCATCTCTCACGGACGATGGTATTCGCCGGCTGATCCAGGTTCTGGATGCGAATGATGTTCCCTTCCGCAACCGCGCTTTCGTGGTTCCCCCGGTCGAGAAGCGCAAGCTGCTCGGTATCTCGCGGTTCACGGAGCAGGCGTTCGTCGGCGAAGGCGGCTCTGGTGGTATTCGTAATGGCCTCATCGGCGACCTCTACGGGGTTCCGGTGTACGTCTCGACGAATGTCCAGCAGGTCAAGTCGGCAGACAATACCACGGTGAACTATGCAGGTGCGTTGATCCACAAGGACTCCACGGTCCTTATCATGCAGCAGAACCCGCGGTCTCAGACCCAGTACAAGCTTGAGTGGCTTGCTGATCTGTACACCACGGACTCCATCTTCGGAGGCGGAGTGCTCCGTCCCGAGGCTGGCGTGGTGTTCATGCTCCCGAGCACGTAAGCTCTAACCTAATCGGGGGGCTTCGGCCCCCCTTCTAGGGGTTCAAATGGCTGGCGGACAAGTAAAGACCTTCCTTAACCTGGTGAACGACGTTCTTCTCGAACTTCGAGAGAAGTCCGTTTCCACCGTAAACTATACCCCATATTCTACTCTAATCTCCAAATGGATCAATGATGCCAAGAGACGAGTAGAGGATGCTTGGGATTGGCAAGTCCTGGATAAGCTGGCTACCTTCAACCTCGTCATCGGACAGACTGCCTACGATCTTACGGAAACCGTAGACCCGACGATTACGTCTCGGGCAAGACTGCGAAAGAATCCCGTCAATGTGGCTCGCCCTCTTGCTTTCGATGTCTCTTACCCCACGCCTGGGCAACTATTCCATATGCCTGCAGACTGGGTACACCAGCAGCAAGATAGACTCCCTTTGCCTGTCATACAGACAAGGCCGATTTACTTTGGGCTTGAGCGATACAATAACGGAACCAATACCGGACTTCGATGCATACTCTGGGAAACCCCCTCTACCACGCGGACCTGGAATATCTACCTCTGCTCCCCGCAAGCGGATTTAGTGAACGATACGGATGTGATCCTCGTTCCTTGGGAACCGGTGGAGAAGATAGCTCTCGATATCGCTCTCAATGAGCGGGGTGAGGAACTTGGAGAACCTGGAACGACGATTGAGAACAGAGTCCAGCAGCATCTAAGCAATGCTATCGGTACGGACAGTACCGAGCAGGAACACAATACCATCTTCTGGCCGGATTAACGTAATTGCCTGTTTCACGTAAAGAAGGCGCTTCGCTCCAGCAGGTCTCAATGGTTCAACCCGCCTCTCGCGGCTTGAACACACAGATGGCTACAGCTATCCTCGGCCCGGAATGGGCCGTTCAGGCATCCAATGCCGTCTTCGACACCTCGGCTCGCCTCGCCGCGCGACAGGGGTGGCTTAATCAGACCACCAGTGCTATTGCTGGTACTCCCACAATCCAGCAAATACACGAACTGGTGAGGCTAGATGGAACCACTCAGATCATTAGTGCGGCGAATAACCACCTTTACCTTGGGGTATCGACTCCGACAGACATTACTGGCACTGCTACCGTCACCGCGAACAACTGGCAGTTCATCAACTTCGACGGGAAGTGCTACGGATTCCAGCAAGGACTTACCCCAATAGTCTACGACGGGACTACTTCCTTTGCCCCTCTCGTTGTTTCGGATGGAGGTACTCTTCCTACTGGTAATTGCGCAATAGTCCATTCGGGACGCATCTGGGCAACCTATCCAGATAAGCAGACTATAGCCTATTCTGCTCTACTTGACGCCACTAAGTGGGCTACCGCCAGCGGCGCCGGCACGATAGACATGACCTCGGTATGGCCGGGGAATATGGACACGATCCAGGCGATGGCGTTCTTCAACGGGCGCATGATCGTCTTCGGTCGTAACCGCATCGTAATCTACGCCGATTCGACGGGCAGTCCCCTCGGATTGAATCCGAACAATATGTACGTGGTCGATACGATTATCGGCACCGGATGTATTGCTCGGGACAGCATCCAGCAGATCGACGGCGGGGACATCGTGTTCCTGTCCGCCAATGGACTACAGTCTCTCCAGCGCCTCGTAATCCAGCAGTCCAGCCCTCTAGAGAACCTCAGTAAGAATGTACGAGATTATCTGGCACTCAACCTTGCCGGAGCCGATCTTACACTTATCCGCTCGGTGTACTCTCCAGAGAACGCATTCTACCTTCTTTCGATCCCTTCTTCGGGAATCACTTTTTGCTTTTCGACAATCATCCGAATGGAGGACGGCACTCTTCGAGTGACTGAATGGGATGTGGGACCTTCAGCCATGCTGCGGTCTGTAACAGATACTAATATCTATTACAGTCTAGGCAGTGCGACGGGTGGAAAACTAGGCATTTATAGTGGTTTTGAGGACAATGGCGGTCAGTATACCTTCCAATACCAGTCTGGATGGATGAATGCGGGGGATGATCTTGCCCAATATTTCAAGATACTCAAATCGGTAGCTGCACTTCTTTGGATTAGCGCGGCCGCCAATGTGACCTTCACTTGGGCCTTTGACTTTATCCCTCCTATCTATAGCCAAGGCGTTACCCTTACCTCTCCAGGGGCTTCGGAGTGGGGTATTATGCAGTACAATATTGATGACTGGTCTGGTGGGGAGGCTCTACAAGACCTAATTGTCTCTACCAGCGGATATGGACAATACATCCAGATCGGACTCCAAGCGACTATCGCTGGAGCTAAAGTAGCTCTCCAGCAGTTCAACCTCTACACCAAGATCGGCAGAATGGCGCGCTAATAGCATGAGCAATTACATCAAGACAGTCGATTTTGCCATTAAGGATTCCTACGCTTCCGGCGATCCTCGTAAGATCGCTAAAGGGCAAGACGTAGACACAGAATACAATAATATAGCCACAGCTATCGCCACTAAGTTCGACTCCTCGAATGTAGGTATCGCTGGCGGTGTAGCACCCTTGACTGGCGGGGCGATAATCAGTAAGACCTTCCAGTGGACTACGACGGCCTATACCGATGCGGCCAATGCGTTCACGCAGCCTCAAAGTATAGCCAATTCTGGTACTCTTCTTACCTTAACAGATGCCAGTACAGGAGCTAACCAGAATCAGCTAATCGTATCTGGAGCTAATAGCACAGATGGCGCTGGAATTAAGTTGCTTGGTAATGGTTCCACTCCTGCCAAGTGGCTCAGGGTTACAGGCGGCATCTTTGGTATAGTCAATAACGCTTATTCTACCGTACTCTTCAGCGTGGACGACTCTGGTAATGTGTCACATACTGGCACAGCCACCGGGAATGGGGCCAACCTTACTTCTCTTAATGCTTCAAATATAACCTCTGGTAGTATAGGTTCTGGTTTCGTCCCATCCGGGGCCGTTACCCAA